TAATTGTTGTGCCAGTTCGATTGTTATTTCGAGTGCTTTTTTTCCACGAATTGGAATTCCGTCTAATTCCTCTAGATTAAATGTATAAAATACTGAATCGGTGTCACCATAAATGTATTCTGCTTTTGTTCTTACTTTTCCGTGATTTTTAGTGTCACAAATATTATTTCCATAACACTCTTCAACTATACGCTTTCCATATGTTAGCAATTTGCGTCCAGTAGCAGTTGTGCAAGCAGCAATATCTTTTTCATAAAATGTGCTTGTTTTGGCACCACACTGACCATAAAGAGAGTTCGCAGTAACTTTATAACCGAGCTGACGCTGATCTAGCACATTTTTCATAAATTCATCAGTTTGTTGCGGAATTAACTTTCTAGTATCTTTTCGTGCTTTCAATAATTCTTTTAATATAGCAGGAATGATCCCTTCACAATCGCCAGAAACGGATGGTTGAACAAATCTACATAATTTATATCCATTTAAAATCTTTTCTGCCGCAGCGCTTGGGTGTTTTCTTATATAAATATAAGTATCGTATTTTACATCTACATAAGCTTGATTTGGCAAATTATCGTAAATAAATATACCTTCATCGTTCTTTTCACCCCATTCTTCAATAAGATTGCCGGCCAAATCGTATTCTAACGACCATACCTTTGTATCGTGTGATAAATTTTCACTAATCATTGAACTTGGATACAGAGATGCGTAATCATTACAAGCAACTGGGTTATCCATATATAAATCACATTTTGGGTCTAACACTATAGCTCCTTCAAACCCTTCATCCATACCACCTTTTTCAATAACAGGCATCAATGTTCTCTTTTCACGGCATTTTTTAGCAACATAACTTGTTAACTTAATTCCTTGACCTCTCATCACTAGAAAGTTAATTGGAACACTACAAATTTTTGCCATTTCAATAAACCCAGTAAGAATGTCTGATTTATTAAATAAATAATGAACTAAATTACAATCCTGAATACAATATTTGGCTATCACTGCTCTGTCATCTGCGGAACCATTGGTCATTCTAAATATATCTTTAGGTGTTACATCGTCCTTTGCTAAACACCATCTTACTTTTTTAGATACGTTGTCAAGAGTTACACACCTATTTATAGTAAATGTGTTTTCTGATTTATTAATCGCTGTGACAATAAATTTAGCACCATCCGCATAATAGTCTACTGAATGGCCAATTTCTTCAAAATGAATATAACTGCCTACAAGAAGACCGGTCATATTTGATGTTTTTATTATAGCACTATCTTTAACATTTTCATAATCCTTTACAAAATCACCTATAAAATTTCCTGCAACGTAATCTAATTTATAAGATATTAAATTGGCTTCACGACGATAAAAGTTGTATAAATCAACTTGAAGACGACCATTCATTTTAATAAATTGAAAATCGTGCTGACCACTTGCTATTTGGAGAGAACTTTCTTCTATTTTATATCTTCCACTATCTCTATCTTTTGTAGCACAAATTTCATCTTTATTGCGAGATAGCTTCAAGAATTCTTCTACACAATTATTTTCCTCTGAGCGTTTAAACATAAAGTTATAATCAAAACCAAATATATTGTAACCAATGATAATGTCGGGATTTTCACGCTGAACCAGATTTTGCCAAGCCAACAAAACCTCTTTTTCTGTATCATAAGTTTCAATAACAGAATTCTCAATCGGCATTTGAGAACACGTGTTTAGTACAATGCAATGGTTCAAATGTGGTTCTGAATTACCGTAATTCATAAATGTTGAACCAATAAAAGTACATTTATCCCCTTCCAATTTTGGAAATTTAGAATTTAATGAAATATTCAATTCATTTAATTTACCTTCTCTCTCAAATTTCTTGTCGAGAATAATATCAATTATTGTTGCTTTTTTATTTAAATACGATTTTATTTTTTTATCATATGTTTCGTCATCTTCGTTATTTTCAATCCTTTCAAACATTTTTTCTATACTATTTGCTGTAGAATAACTTTCGTCAATTGTTAAGTTTCTTACCTCAGTATTAAGCCATATTTCGGTTAAATTTTGAACTTCTTCTTTTGTTTTTGGTATTTTTTTCGGATAAACCAAATCAATCTGCTCCATATTTTCATAACCGAACGCTGCTAATATAATTCTTCTTAGAATATTTTTACACAACTCCTTTGTCATATCCATTTTTAAATTCTCAAAATACTCAATAATATTAGTAGCCAATTTTTTATAAGTTTTAATTGGAACAGGGAAATCGCCATGACTACTACTTGCTTCAATATCAAAGCTCATTATTTTGTAAGGCACGCGTGTTTCCTTATTATTTAAAGGAATAATGTTTTTATAATTCGTTATTAATTCATAATAACAATTTACATTTCTGTTTTCACTTTTAACTTCAATTAAATTTTTTTTGGGTATAGCAACCCAACCAGAAGGACTAATGTCTCTGATATGAAAGAACCGCAATAGAGGTGGAATGTTTGATTCATATAATTTAATGTCTGTGTCTCTCCATTTGTATCCATCTTTTGTTAAAGAATAACCTTTTACTTCATCATTAGAATACCATAAATTTTTTACTTTATTAAACGCGTTTAAGTTAGCAAATTCTATAAATATAAACTTATGCTCTTTTCCTCCATCAAATCCATATAATTTCTTGCGTTTAATAATTTTACATTCTGTAATCGAGTCTCTGTAATATTTACCTACCTTGTCTTTTAAATGTGCTAGAAAATCTTGTTTTTTCTGAATACTCCATTTGTCGTTTACCATTAAATAAAAGAACGGACGAAATCCTTCTGCGGTCAGTGAATATGTTTTACCACTTTCATCAACACCAAACATCTGAATAATAAAATTGTTATTATCTTTATAGACATTTTCTTCATCATCTGAAGATTCACAAGACGACACCTTGCCGTTATAAACGTTAAAATCAAGAATTCTGAAAATGTGCTCCATTATTTAATTAGTATAGTAATTTGTATTTATTTAGTTTAATTTTAATCAATTTTATTGAAATATAAATTCATATTCGTATTTCAATAAAATTAAGCGAGTGGTTCAGCGATTTTTTTTACGACTGTATTTACAATATTGTCTTTGAGAGAAACCCCTTGGTTTTCTACAATTTATACTACGTTTATATTTCGTCGTCCATTTGCGTCCGCGCTGTTTTCTTGTTTTTTTATTTTTATATGAGTTCTCACATTTTGATTTTATCCATTCTACAAATGAATCAATTGTTCTATTTTTATTACTAATATTGCTGTCTTCATAATTTTCAACAGTTTTACCTGAGTTTGTTATAAATCTCATTGTTGGAAAACCAGATGGTTTAGAAGTTAGATTTGTTAGTCCATCTGCTAATGTATAATCAATTGAAGCAATAACAATATCGTTTTTCTTTAAAAAATTTTTATTTAATACATTTTTTATTTTTTTCCATTCCGGACGTGTAGCATTACACGGACCACAACCTTCCATATAAAATAAAACAAAACATTTGTTACGTTTATTACCTAAATAATGGTCTAATTCTTTTACTAAATCGGAATCTTTTGTTTTATAATTTGTTTTATTAATGTCAAGATAAACCATTATAATAAATAATTAGAAAATAAATAGTTGTAACATTTTTATCCTTATAATATATAACAATGACGACAAATATATTTCTATTAATATTAGTTTTTCTAATTGGTCTGTATTTTTACGCAAAAAAGGGAGATAGTCTTGTAAATGAAGGTTTTTCAAATAATCCAAAAACCGGACCAAGATGTCCTAATTTATTAATCCAAAAAGGAGCTAAGTTTTACTTATATAACTCAAAATTAGCACAAGTTCCAGGAGTAAATCCAGTAGAGTTTAATAATTTAGAAGATTATACTGAGTTTTTAGATTGGCAAAGAAGTCAAAATATTAGATGTCCTGTATTGTATTTACAAGAAACATACGATGCTCAAGGTAATCGTGTTTACAAAACACGACCAAGTGTTACAGAACCACAATATGGTTTACCACCATCCACAGAAGCACCTATTGGTATAGCGTCACAAGTTACTCCAATGATGGAGACAAGTTTAGAACCTGTTGGAGAAGAAGCATATCCAAACCCCACGAAGTTAGTTGATGCTACCAGAAATGACCCTCCTTATAATCAAGGTTCTTACCCAGCTTATGATCAAACAAGTTATTATATTGGCACAACAACACCACTAGATAAAATGAACACACAACAAGAAGCGGCAAAAATCAGTCCTGACCCTATGGACCCCAATTGGGGAGGTTCTGACTATACACAAAAATTAGTAGATCAAGGATATTATAAAGACAATAATGTTAGTATTGCGATTCAATAAAATATATTACTTAATCAATTCTGATTGTAATTATAATAGTGAATATTTACCATTATAATTATTTATTTATAAATATTGTGTAACTATTGTTTATCAACAAATTTCATAACATTGTTTAACGCAACTTTAGCCTGATTCATTTCAGCTAAATTTTTTATGCCTTCACCCGGATTCGTTGTGTCTATTGATAGCACAGTTTTTAACATTAAATTGTCTACAAGATCATCCAAATTTAAAATAATTGTTTCATAATCTGTACGATATTTGCTAATAAGAAATGTATCTTGTAATTTAATAGAGGCTGACTTTATTTGAGCACCATATGCTGGTGCATTTCCAGCGATTCCATTGCTTGTTGGTGAAACGGTATTTCCTGATGCGTCTGTCATCCCTTCAATTAACCTATATTGATCATTATAGTTAAAATTTTTATATAATAAATATACTACAAAACTTATACCTATAAATAAGAACAAATTCATTAATTCAGGCTTCATACATTATATTTTTATTTTTTCAAGAGAAATTTTATAATATTTGATATACTTGTTTTATTAATTTTTCTAATTTGTCCCTTTGAGTTAGTAGAAGTTATGTTTTTTAAACAATCATTATTGATTTCCAGTTCTTTAATTAAGTTTGGCATATTTTTATATTGTTCCATAATTGATATTGCTGTGACTGAACTAACTCCTGGTATTTGACACAACATTATTTCACCAATGTTATCTGGTGTAATATTCTCTTTTTTTACTTTTTTTATAACATTTACATAATTCTTCACGGATTTCTCAACTATATCTGTTTCTTCAATATTAACCTTTTCTTCTAAAGTTTCATCAATAGAGTTCATATTATTTTTATAATATTCGTTTTTACCTGATAATTTTTGTTTTTCTAATTTATAAGCCATATTGCAAACTATTGTTGCGGTTTCTTCTAAAGAAAATGATCTAAAAACAGAAAACCCCTTATAATAATTGAGAGAAAACATTGCTGAATAAGCCATTTGTTTTTCAGCATCAGTCCTTGATTTAAAATAAGTGTTTTTATTTACATCTCCTTCAATTAAATAAATAATATTATGATTATGATGACTTAATCCATTTAATCTATACGATTGTTCTTCATATCTACCATCTTTAATGCTTGATAATAAATCGGCTATAGATTTTCTCTCTATAATTAGTTTTTCTTCAATGTTTGTTTCTTTGTCATCACAAATAATAATATCACCAACAGATAATGTTTCTGTTTTTATAATGATATTTTTAAATGAATTTACTGTTTCAATTAAGCTATTCATCTTTACTAATAGTTCGCTTTCTCTTATATCTACTTTGATTATCATAAGTTGTTAAATAATGTAATAATTTGTTATTAAATCATTTAAGTAATAAATATATTAATTTTTAAATATCGGTTTAATATTATTTAACCTATAGTTGCTCTGTATCCATAACGCTGAGTTTGAATTGTTGTACTAGGAACGCATTTTTTAGGAATCGTTTGAGGAGCACCCACGAAATTTACATTACTAGATAAATACCAACCAACACGAGGCGCCAAACCAGCCTTCTTATTACCTCCACAAGTATTTGTTCTGTTTACAATTGATGCTTGATTGCGACTT